GAATCAAATGCCGCTACCTTTTCATTCATGGCAGCACTTTCTTCGGTGAGGCGAACCTCGTCTTTTTTCTTGCGATCTTCCGTTAATCGTGTTTGTTCTGCATCCAGGTCCGCTTGCTTTTTGATCGCCGCATCACGCGTCTGTATATCGGCATCGAAGGTTTCCGAGTATCTGTCAGGCACTGGCGGAATAACGACTTCCGCTTGTTTGGCCCTAAGATCCTCAAGTTCCTTCTCTACCGCATTCCTACGTTCCTCGGCTTTGACCCGGCCTCGCTCCTCGTCTCTGAACTTCTTGTGCTGAACATTGACGTCTTTCTGGTGCTTGTCCAAAGCAATAAAACCATCATGCTTTTCTTCCGGTGGCGTTTCCTCGCCTGGTATTACCTCTTCACCTTCCACAGGATCTGGCATAACTTACTCCGTTTTATAATTGTTCCGCTTGCGACTCCCGTACCTGAGCCGCCTGATCAATAAATGCTTTTATTCCGCCAGGTCCTGAAATCGTTTCAAGACCCATTGCCTCACGAATTTTCTTCAGCGTATCAGCATGTTCATTCGTGACTGCTGCTTGCATCTTAATGATATCCATTGCCTCTTTCATCGAAGCACGATCATCGTCACGTTGTTCGTTGGCAATCTTTGCGTCTAACTCCCTATCTTTGCGTGCTGCATCAATGGCCGCAATCTGAACCCTGTCATCCTCCACCTCAGCCTGCCGTTCAAGTGCTACGGCCACTGGATCTGGCGGTGGTTCAGGCTGCCGGGCAATAAATTCTTTCTCCTCGTCCGTCAACTGATCTACCGGTATCTGGCCAGATAGTACCATACGTTGGCGCACACGCTCAGCCAATACATCAAATCCCGGTGCGTTCATGTTCTTGTAGAGAACGTCACGGCCCTCCTCAATGATGCTTGGATCGATGCTGGCGACCTCTACCATTGAATTGACAGTCTCGCCCTGACGGTTCTTGAACGACTTCGAGACCTCGCAAGTCACGTCATAGACGCCCTTGGACAAGTCAATGACCTCGACCGGTTCTCCACTCTCAGTATCAATCACACGATCATTGATCATCACCATTTCAAAAGAATTGTCTTCATTAATAATGCGGACTTGACGGGCCGTATCATAAACTTTCGGAATAGCTCGCATCAAGATCTTGCCGGTATAACAAATGGCGATCTGCTTACTTCGAATATACTTGTAGTTTCGTGTATCGCCACGGTTTTGCTTTAACTCTACCGCTAATCCAGATTGTAATCCAAGCGGTTGTCCAGGAAGTTGATCAATGCCAGCCGTTGATTGAAGGTTCTGCAACATGGATTGCGAGGTGACTTCAAGACCTGGATTAATCTCGGCGCCACCAAGCTTAAAAGGCGGCGGTGTATCAGCCTGGTTTTCATACGGTAAAACAGGATCAGACGAGACGTTCAGATTTTCCCATGCATCCTTTTCTCCGCCGATCTGTTCTTTCGTAGCCAAAATCTTGGCAAGCGGTGCTAATGCTCCTTCTTCGACCTTGCGACTCTCGGTGTAGTTATAGATGCGCTGGGCATCCATCTTCTTGGTGACGATGCCCCAATAGTTGGGAACCTTCTGTCGCATACTCCAATTAGCATACTCTGGAATAATCGGTATCAGATCAAATACCGTATCTTCAATCGTTGTTAGCCATTCTTTACCATCAAAGACACGAGATTTTACCTCTATCATTGGACGCATGCGTTCGCGCTTAACCGTTGCACCTTGTTCTTCTAGTTCGTCCTTGATCTTTTTGAACTTGTCATCATCGACATAAACTGCACCATTGGTCAGTTCTACGATGCGCCGTTCGACCTCGACCTTATACAGAATCTCACCAACAACCACAGTATCCGGCATATGATCAGTATGAATAACACGATCACCGATAGTGACTGATTTACCACTGCCTTTAGGAAACTGCTCTTCATAGTCAGCCTTGATCATGGTGGTCAATACAAAGGCATAGTTAGCGTCCTCGCGGGTTTGCAAGACAGCACCCGGATCGAACCATACTCGGTCCACAAAGTCGTTAATGGTGTCGATGTATAAATCCTGATCGAAGGTATTGTTGTCACCGAATCGCTGCTTGACGCGCCAACCATCCATGCCGGCACGTACCATAAATCTGGTTGAAGCATCATAGACATCAGTTGCGTCCGACAGGTTCTGGATATTTCGAATCAGTCCATCATAAGTCTTGGCAAGTGCCTTGGTTGCGTCCCCTCCTGCCGGTAATATCTGAATATCGAAATCCTGCTGCTCAATAGCTCCAGCAATGTCATCGACCAGATCGTTACACTTATCCAGGGTATAGCGGGGTCTGTTTTTGAATGCCTTCGCTGCGTGTGGGTCCCACTGTCCGTCTTTTTGATCAAGGAACTCGTGTACTTCTCGAACAATCTCGCGAACATCTGTCTCAACGGATTGCGCCTCACGCAACAGTTGTAGGACTGAGTCGTGCTTTTCGAAGTTGTTAGTTTGGTCGTCAGCCATTATTTACTGAGTGTCATACATCCTGGGAATGCATGCTATAAACACCTTGGTTGAACGGATCTTCTGGGCCACTAGATTTGAACACATCCAATTGTGAAGATTCTTACGACGCTTCTCCGGAGATATCCCAACTTCTGGTTTAATATCCAATTTAACTGTTACTACTTTGTTATTTGGCACTTCTCTATTGTAAGGATTCATAAGTATTCCTCGTTAACCATAAACAGATGCAAAATGAAGTTTCATATTGGCCTTATTCGGCGCTGGTGTGGCAAGACTCATCATTAAAGAATCCGCCATGTTCGGCGATGGGATAGGTGGCTTCTGACGTGCCATTTCCTCTTTGCTCATGATCTGAATTAACCCTGCACCGTTTGGTCTTCTCGGTATTCTACACACCTCGGCTCGCAATGCACTCATATTGCTGATATCTGAGGATAAGCTGATCATCTCATCCGGATCAATATACACGCCCTTTTCCGCTGCCTGGTAGGCATTATAAAAGCGATCACGCAACATCCAGTAGTATTGAGCTCTACGGTTCTTGAATGTCTCCTCATTGCTCTTGGCCTGCGTATTACTGTGGCTATCGACCTTCTGATAGGTCTGCTTGGGATTATCAACGCCCTTGCCACCACGAAACTCGACATGCTGCATCTTTTTACCGGCAATAGCCTTTAACGTCTGTCGGCGTAAAGAGACACCCAGGCCATCACAGTCCCAGATATAGACGTCAGCCTGTTTATCAATGGCATAATCCAATGCCCAGTCACAGCCCTCGTTTACATCAAGACCTGACTTGTCTTGTACATCCAGTATCACTGAGCCATGTCGATAGCACAGGCCCTTGTCATCCGGTCCCTTGTCCGAGGGATCGTGTGATATTACCTTCACGCCCTTAGGTTCAAACCCTAGCTTCACATGGGCATCAATTGCCGCATCAAACCATTCAGCTGGGATAATGGCGTCTTCTACATGATCGTTGAAGGCCCCTTCCCAAATGTGCATATATTCTGCACGCGGTAGATTTTCCCTGTCCCATACACGCTCTGCCTCCAGCTCACCGTGCCAAGGATTGTCTCGCCAGTTCATCACGATGATCAGATGAAGATCGTCCTCATATATACCATCTCGCATGAGGTCTTTGAGGTACGGCACAATAAATCGCTTACTGAACGGATCACCAGAAGACTTGGGGTTGGCTGTGAAATAGAGCTGTGAGCCCTCAGCACGTATGGTCGGTGTCAAATCCTGGATAGATTCTTTGCTAAGTGTCTGTGCCTCCTCGATCCATGAGTACTTAAAACCCTGTGCCGATTTGACGGCACTTGAGTTCCGGGCAAAGCCCTTGAAGCGAAAGCCACCGCCGGTCAGACAGTCGATCTTCTGCTCCAGGCAATTAAAACCTTCGACCTTCAAAGTATTCTGAATCAGTACTTTCAGAAGTTTATGTACAGAATCATCAATCGAGGACTGGAACTCACGACCACACAACACGTCTGCTGCCTCAGTCTGTACCTTCATGGACAGAAAACGGCCCATGCTCTCAGACTTAGCCGAACCGCGACCACCAATAATGATGATGAACCGCTTGGTACTGATCAATACGGGATGGAATTTACTCGGAAGCTGAATCGTCGGCATTATCTGGTTCTACAATCTGTACCGTCCACGCCATTTCTATAGCTTTGCCATCAGCACCGGTGACCTCACGCCGATCACGCCACTTATCGGGCTGTCTGTTCTTGAGCCAGAATATCGCTGCCGTTGTTTCAGGTGGGTAATGCTTGGTGAGATCAGTTTGTGTGATCGTGCCCTGATAATTACTGATATGTACTTCAGGATGTGAGTAGCCATTGGCTCGTTCATAAAGACTCTTGGCTACTTTGGAGTCAGCTATTTCCTTGCCTTCTCTTATGGACTGAAGAAATTCAGGATGTTGCTTCTTCCAATTATTGATTGTTTTCTCAGAAACTTCAAAGAAATCAGCAAGATCTTTGTCCGTAGCCCCCATCAGACACGCTTTCTTAGTCTGTTTGGGTGTCTTCTTCGGGTCATACTCTGTTGGTCGGCCTGCTGGCATTATTTATACCTGACGAATCGAATGAATGTCGTCTGACCACTTCTGCGATTGCCATCTTTGTCTGTATCAATAACTTTACAAGCAGTGCGGGCTGCTCGCCTTGTCCCTTCAAAGGGCTGTCGTGCATGAAATCCAGCACCAGTATGTGTTTCCAATAGATATTCTGCGTTCATTTGTTGCTCCGCTTTCCTCAGTGTTCCGTTTATTCAAATACAGGCCGTTTACGCCTCTTCTTTGCTTTCTTGCGCTTCTTGCCGCCCCTTGCTGTGCTGAGTGCAATAGCTACAGCTTGTTTACGAGGCTTTCCCGCTGCGATTTCTGTCCTGATATTGGCCGAAATGACTTTCTGGCTTTTACCCTTCTTGAGTACCATTAGCGTCTCGGCGCACTGCTTTTCCTTTTCCTGGTCTTTTTCTTGGCCTTCTTTCTGCCTTTGGCACGTTCGCGTGGCGTATGTCCTGGCATGACTTTCTCCTTATGATGATCCTAGTTGTTGGCCTTGAATCCAGATTACCAATGCAGGTGTAGTTGCGCCAGCTAGATCAATCTGCAGCTCATTCGACGCTCCATCAGGAAAGTCAAATCTCGTATCCGTTACTGCTGTGAATGAGCCGTTATTTATATCAACGAATGCACCAGATGGGTTTCTGGCTTGTAGCTTTGCCGTACCGCCTCCAAAGTCTCCCGTCAATGATAGCCAAACGGGGCCAACAAATATCTTTACATCTGTCTGTCCGTCTGCTGCAAGGGTTTGCTTGTTTCCTGTGCCTGCCATGATTATCCTCTATTCGGTCAATCTTTTAGGTTGGTTCTATTTCATTAATAGAAGCGGTCGCAATTTCAGCGGCCTCGCTGCGTTCCTCATTCAAAACCGTTGCTTTCAAGAAATTAATGACTTCTTGTTTGACCTCAGACTCTGTAGCAGATCTGAACGTTGAATCTGGATTCCGCAGACCACGCAACCGCCCAAATGCTGCCGTCACTCTGGTTGCATGATTTGCTGTTGTATTGATCGTAAGTGTTGCCATTATGCTGTCCCGCCCATTAATTTAGTCCAAGTTGTATCTGTTGCCGTTGCAAAGAATACCGCGAAATCACCAGCAGCAACTACCACTGCTATATTTGCCCCTGCACCGGCATCATCACCTAAAGCTGGAAATACATCCATACTATTGGTTGCGGCATCATTTTTGACATGAATGGTCGTACCAACATCAAACGTCGCTGGAAGTGTTGCCGCGTCACCCGCCGTTCCGACCGTTGAATAAATGTTAAATGACGATAGAATGACGCCACTTCCTTGTGCTGAGCCGACATTCGCGGTTAATCCAACATCAGATTCTACGGTCTGAATAACACCAGTGGCCTCGGAAAAACGCATGGCCTCTACACCGCCTGCGATTAGGGATATTTGATCATCTGCCCATCCAATTCCTGTATCTAAATCTGAATGTGCCGGGATTACTGATGGATTGGTTAAGGTTGCGTTTTCATTTAATAACCCTGCACTATTACCATTAGTTCCTGCTAGGATATTTCCTTCTATGTTAAATCGAATAGCTGACGCGCTTACAAAATCTAAACTATTAATCGCAGCAGATATTAAACCTGCACTACCAGCTCCGCCTAATTGTATAGTCGGTGTTGCCGGCTCATTAACTTGCGGCAATATTAAATGCTCACCAGATTCCAAAGCATGAACTTGCGCTCTTGTTTGCTTCTTATCGCGCGTATCGCCACTCTGGCGAACACCGAACTCGTCTGTTCCGACTGGAGTAGTTACCGCCGTTAAATTGGGTATTGTGGAATCAGCCATTTTAGTCCTCTATTTTTCGTACATCTGTGTTGGTATCGTCAATCAACAAGTGATCGCCGATATCATCAATAAGTAGATCGTCTACGCCTACGCCACTGCCACCACGGGTCTCCGTAAGGTCACGCGCTAGATTTCTGGCCAATGGCCTTGCCAGTTTTCCTGTTACAGACATTGGCTATATAAATCAATAGTCATTAGAACGGCCTCATAATTTTAAGATATCTGCGCAAATTGCAGGTTTTTGATGCCGTAGAAATATTGCTCAAAATGTTGACTGGACAGATCCTTGTCGGTGTTTAGCGTCACCACTTTTGGCTCTGGTGTCGTTCGGGTGGTATTGATAATCGCATTCGCTATCGCCGGTACGGTAATCTGCATTGACGTAGATGGTGTCACAATGACTGTCCAATCCACCAATTCATTGCCGGACTCGCAATCATCGACCCGATAACGGGCCGTGGTCGGCGTAAAAGGCTTACCAGTGGTATCTTCTGGCTTGGCTGTCACAGTAACCTCAACCAATTCATTGTGTGTTCTGCTCACCAGCTACTCCAGCACAATTGGTAAATCATCCTCTTGCAATATAATACCATCATCCTCGGTCAGTATAAATCCGAGCGGATTTGGTGTGTCCGCTATCTTGATGGTACGACTAGCACTGGAAAATGTCACTCTTCGCTGTGTCGAGGAAAATCTAACCAATCTCGAAACAGAGCTAAATTTCACAACATGAGCCAATAATATCGGTGCATCTGCTGTCACACCAATGGTCGGCGTGGCGATCAGAGGACTAACGCTTACGTTCAGCGCCTCATCCGGCACCGTAACGGTAATGACCTCACCAACCGTAATATCGTAATCCGGTGACGCAGAAAGCGTTATCGTTACCAGCGTATTGGAGGTTCTGACTACGGAGGTAATGAACTCTTTGTCTCGGAGCTCCCGGTTCCAACCCTTATCTTCAGTCTGAGCAGATGTCATACCATTGATAATGATCTGTCGAACCTGGTCAAAAGGTGTTCCTGCAGCAACCCAGGTATCGTCAGTCAGCGTAATGGTAATGACCTGACCACCGGCAACAAGTAACGGTTCAGTCAGCGCTGGTGCACTTACTATGGCGCTCGGCATCCCCAGAAATACCGCAATCCGTTGCACCAATATAAATGAATTATCTAAATGGTGATGCGCCCCCGTAAAGGCTGCAATATGGTTTTTCCACTGGATCATCGTGTAACAATAGTAAGGAACGTATCATCAGCCGCCGTACCGCTGAACCTGAATGTGATGGTATCTCCGTTCATATCAGCAGCTGTTGCGTCAAACTGGTACATGCCATTGGATATTTCAGCCGCAGTTCCGGTTGCAGCACCAAATGCAGCACCATCAAGAGATCGCTGAACCGTCAGTGTGAGACCAGTCTTTGGCGTTACATGATCAGTAGAATCAACCATCAACGCATAGACATTACTGAAGGCAACGTTCTTTTCAGGTATTACCGTATCGGCCTTTACGGCTGCTATATCTGCACTAATATCTGCTCCTACAGGAGTGCCAAGCACCGATGCCAAAGCAGCGCTGTCTGTTCCGCGCTGGTCAGTATTCGTGGTCGTTGTAGCAACCAAAGTAACGTCATCAATAGCTCCTCCCGCCGAAATACCTAAAGCAGAGAAATTGGTTGGAGAAGATGCGGCCAGAAATGCAGAATCCGTGCCGCGCATATCGGTATTCGTCGTAGTCGTAGCTACTAAAGTGACGTTAGCTACCGCGTCTGATCCCGGAGCAAAATTATTGAGTCCATCAAGGGTCGTGATCGTTCCGGATATTGAATAGCCGGTTTTATCATTATTGGTGCCTACAGAGACAAGTCCTGTGGTAATTGTAATCGCGAGATCGCCAAAGTTTGTTGGTGCAGAAGCCGCTAACAGAGCGGAATCCGTGCCCCTCATGGTCGCGGTATCTACACCATCAGTACCGCGCATGTCGGTGTTGACTGTAGTCGTATCAACCAATACAACGCCCTGAACCTTATTGGTGACCGGATCATAACCCGCATCGGCAAAGTCTTTTAAGTCGGTTCCAGACTGCACAACACCGCCCATCTGCAATAGATTGGACTCAACAACTCCAGAAGCTAAATTAATGTTTGCTGCTAACAATGCACTGTCAGTGCCTCTCATATCGGTATTTGTGGTAGTGGTATCGACAAGCTGTATATCGGTCCCTGAAAGGTCTACAGCAGTGGTAGGAGCAGTGACATTGGCCCAGTTAACCGGTGAGCGTTGAATGGTAAAATGTCCAACCACCTCGCCAACTACACTCACACTGGCAACAGTTCCGGCCTCAATAATCGCTGTATATGACTTGCCGGCCTCAAATCCGGTTGCGGCCGTAGCAGTAACAGTGATCATGTTAAAACCGACCACACTGTTGAGGCTTACTACTAGTGTTTCACCCGTGATTACGGGTGTGGTTCCGGCATCCTCATAAATATCAATTGCCGGCGTGCCCGCCAGTACAGTCGGAATACCAGTAGCAAAAGCACGAGTCGTAAACGGTAAAAATACCGTTGCCTCTAATGGATAATCTGAACTCATGCAGCTTTCCTAGCTTGATATCGACGACGATCATAATCACGCATACAAATTCTACACCGAAAGCCGCCTTCAATCCTAAAATGCGTATTCTCAGTAATAAGCTCGTGCCCATGAAGGCAATGTGTTTGTTTAATATGACAATTTATAAGTAATTCAGACTGACGGACTTTCCTTGCATAATATTGCTTACGCCCACGGGCACGCACACATATTTTGCATTTACGATGCCCCTGTGGATTAATAAATGTGTTTTCTTCTGTGTATTTGTGGCCCTGCGGACAATGAGTCATATTTCTGTAACGGCCACGATTTTTTTCCTCTCGATCTTGATTGTTCTCCAATGCCGTGCCAAGAAAAAGATGCTCTGGGTTTACACATCCAGGTACATCACATCTATGAAGAACACATAAACCATTTGGAATCTTTTTATTAGCGGCTAATTCCCAAGCAACTCTATGTGCACGAAACGTCTTATCGCCAATATTGAACTTCCCATAACCATCCTTATCAAGGCCAGCAAGCCACAACCAGCAATCACCGCTTCTGTCTACTTTTTGAAAGAATCTATCCATTAGCCAGCTAAACCACCTCCGGAGCCTGCAATGCCTGCCGGCCCAGCCAAGCCTCCATGATACGCAAGGCTGGCCATAATTCTACCACCACCTACTGCTGCTGGCTTAATTGCCAACGTAATAGACATATGATCAGAAGTTGAACCAAACCCAGACCAACTTCCAGGTGTCTCTGTGCCGGCAGGTGTGACACTAATGCTCGCTACACCCAGAAAATGATTGGTCGATGCTGATTCGCCGTGATCATCGTATCCCGATGGCGGTGTATGGGCAGCAGTGTTGACGGCAGCAATCGCACCGGCAATACAGAACACCCGCGCCAAATCAGTTTGCGTCGTTATCGCGGGCGGTGTTTGTGTAGTCGAGTTCGTTTCAGTGTTTTTTGTGACCGAAGTCTGGTCCAGATGGGTTGAGGTATCACCGCCACTAATGGCCAGGATGACGCCTTTCATGGTCCTGTTTGCGCCACCGCTAATGTTGACGGTGTAGTCGCCACTCTCACTGCTGGCCGTTTTTGTCCAAAACCCGATGACCGCATCAGAACCGGTGCGTTGTATCTGTATCGTCGTACTAAAACCGGCTTCAGGCGTAGTCAGATCGACGTTATCGCCAGCGTATGCCACCAGCAATAAAATATCGTCATCGACAATGGTTCCGGGTACGACCTCAATAGTTTGCGCTGTTGTCGATGTAAATGCCCCAACAGATCGAACGGCCAGTGCCATTTAAGACACACAGGGCGAACAATACGGTACGACCTTCACGGTTTCCTCATCACAAATCACTTCTAATTCGCACAATAATCCTTCAACGATGGCAAAAGCCTCGCCACAGATTAATTGTGTGTGTTCTACGTGCTCCCCAGCGTTCATTCGATTGTGTCTTGTTTAGCAACATGCGGGCTATTGTATACCATTCAGACAATAAAACACCCCTCTCCCTTAGTAGGTAGGTGACGAGTCTACCAATGGGGAGATTCAACCTCTCAGCTTCACCTAAGCTGCCGTTCTATTAGTCAGTCAGAACGTCCCTTCAAGCAGAATCAATGATGCCAGCATTTGCCATTTGCGCATCCGTCAAGCCGTTTTCGTTAAGCCCTAACGGATTCCTCCTATTTGGGGCAGACGACAGTGCTTCATACATTTTGCTGCATATGTAACACTGGCCTTCTGTTGCCGATCTGGTGGAGCGGTGGTAACCAATGCAATCTCTGCCGCTACAAAAGTGGCTGGTGTTGATGACCAGCTCATACATGGCTTGATAGCGTGAGACTTCAGCAGTCAGGCTTTCAATTTCTGCTTCAGCCCACATAGGGTCATCTCGACATTTGTTAAATAAGTCACTCATTTCTAACTCCAAAGTTACCGTAAAGGCGAGCAGAGAGTGTTTGGCATATGCGCTCTGGCGAAATCTCGATAGTCTGTTGTCCGTTCGGGTGACTTACCCATTACTTTCGGGACGGGTCCGAGAATAGCGCTATTGTGATTTTCGGGAGAGGGTTCTATACTTGTCTTTGGGAACCCTGTCGCAACCAACACTTGCGAGATTCTAACGCCACTTGATTTCACAGTCTTGTGGCGTTTTTTATTGTATCACGTTTATCTGGATTGTTGCTGCCGCTGAAGTGCCAGTCGTAGTTTGTCGTTATCGCGAGCCGAAGCAGCATTCATCTCCGTCAAGCGTTCGATCTCATTAGCTGCCCACTCTGGATCTTCAACTATCTTGATTTCTAGTTGAATCTCTTTTGGCAAAGACTCTCGTAGCTCATTGTTTACCATGTTATTCACCTTTCCGCCCATAAATGCTGCGCCTCTATATCATTCTAATCGGCGTATCTTGTAGTTTCTGCAATTCAGCCTCAATCCGCCGTCGCTTGCCTTTGTTTTTCGTGCGTTCCAGCATATCTATGAGGTCGTCAATAGACGCTCGCTCGATTTCCTCGCGTAATTCCTGCG